CTTTCATGATTCCGCAGTGTCGGTTTACAAAATTTTGGCTGCCGTCAGGCGGCTTTGAACTTGTCGTTCATTTCCTTGACGGCGGCTTCGAGAAGCACCTTAAGCTCGTCCTCCGTGGTTTTGATGCCCTTCTGTTCGAGCATGGAGGCAGCGACAGCCATGGCGCGGGACAGCTTCTCGTCGCCGTGGATATCCTTATACACCTGTTCAATGTACGCAACGGTAGTTGCCGCTACCTTGCGCTTGGTATCGGTGTTGACGTACTTTTCGTACAGCTTCGCGGCGTAAGACGCGGCAATTCCGCAGATGGCGAGGATGATGTACTTGATGATTTCCATGCCGTAGGTCGTGATAATCTCGTTCATTGCAAATTCTCCTTACTTCAAAAAATCGTTTTTCTTTAGATGGCCCGCGTAGACGCAGTTAAGATGCTGGATGGTGTTTGCGGCGCGGTTGTTTTCATACAGCGGGTGGCCGGAGCAGTAGTCCTCGTATCGGTCAACGTCCCGGAGAACGTCAGCCCAATGCTCGGCGGTGTGTAATACGCCCTGCCGCACCTCATCGCCGAAGCGAAGGATACGGCTTCGCGCCTCGTCAGCACGACACGCGGCGTCGTCCTCAATGTGCTTTACGAGCTTACCGTCTAATGCATCCAAACGCTTCACGATCTCGCTTTTGTTCTTACGGTTGGCGAGGATCAGCGAGAAGATGCCAGCAACGGCAGCCCCGCCGCACGCGGTGATGATTGTCTTTATGATTTCCATTTTCTTCTCCTACTTTACTCCGAGGATATGGTTTACTTCGCCCTGCACGAGATCGTAAAACCACGCGCCGAGCTTCTGCTTTCGCTCCTCGCCGTTGCCCCACTTCCCGTCAAGCACCTCCTGCGCCATCGCCGAGACGCTTACGCATTCCCCGTCCTTTTCGTAGGGGCGGGGCTCTGCTCCGCCCGCCGCGCCATCGTCAAAATACGAAAGCGGGACGTGCATGATATCAAGGTCGAGCGGCTCCCCGCGGTACTGGTGAAAGATGCATTTCTCGGAGAGGTCGGGATAATGCTCCCCGTCGTTCCAGCCCCAAGCCGCGATCCATTTGTCGTACCCCGTGTCCCCGATTCGGTTCTCAAACCAGTCGAGATTTGCGTACACGCCGGTCCTGTTCCCGGCCGCTTCCATGGCTGCGCAGAAGGTCTTGCACATCGCGGTGATCGTCTCGTTAGACGGGAAGCCGTTCGTCTGCTTGTACCCATCCGCGTCCTCCATATCGAACCACACGCCGAGCCGCGGCTTACGGCCATTGAGGAAGCGCAGACACCGCTCCGCCTCCACTTTGGCTGTCTGCACATTCAGCGCATAGCTGTACCAGTAGATGCCCCACGGAATGCCCAGCGCGTCGCATTTGGCAATGTTGCGTTCTGCCCACAGGTCAACGGTTCGTACGCCGTAGCCCCCGCGGATGATGACAAAGCCATCTTTGTACGGGGTGAAATCGAAATCGCCCTGATGCTCGGAAACGTCAATACCGTTCATTTCCATGTCCCTCCTGCTTTGAATTCTGCCAGCGCATTTTTCCAAGTGCCGCCCTTGCGGTACAGCGTCGTTTGCTTCCACACGCCGGAGACCTTGAAATAAATCGTCGAGCCGAGCAGCGCGGGAGCGGCAAAGGTCGCGGTTTGGACAGCGACCGCGGCGTCTACGCCGCCGACCTTGACGGTGATATTTACGCCCTCTCCGGCTTCTCCGATAAAATAGAACGTTGTCGTTCCTTTTGATACGTCGAAGGATGTATCCTCCGCGCCGGTAACGCCGCCGATGTCGCACCGAAGCGTCCACTTGTCCGGTGGGTAATAAGTCCCATAGCTGCCGTTGCCGCTCGTAAGCTCTGCTTTAACCGCGAACTGTCTGCCGTTCAGTCTGGCAATGTACAGCTTTCCTGTAAGGCTCCAATGGTTTGCCCTTCCAGAAACACTCTTTTCCTGCTCCCAAGCGCTGCCGCTCGGGAGCTCCGGCGCTGTCTGTGACCATGCCATACTCTCTTACCTCACTCCGAATACATGAGATAGATATCCCCGTCGCTGCCGAGCTCGGCGCCCGGCTCCGTCGTTCCGGCGTAAACGTGCCGCACCTGATCGGCGGAAAGCCCGAACTTCGTATACGGGATATTGTCAGCAAGCTTTTCGGCAGTGACGGACTTGTTGGCATATTTGGGCGTTGTGATCGTGCCGTCTGCGATCTGCCCGCTTGCCGCCTGCTCGATGGCGGCGCGAAGCTGCGCAAGCAGCTCGGTAAACTGCGCGTTGATGACGCCTGTGTCGATGCTCAACGTGTCGGTTACAAGGCCGCAGACGTCCGGGTTTTGTCGTTCATCAGTAATCATGGAGGCGGTGATGGAGGTCGTACCGGCGGCAACGAGGATCTGTGCGAGGCTTAACTGCCGCTGCGTGGTGTTGTTCGTGAGCGCCGGAGCAGCCGCCGCGCTCGCCGGTGTGCCTTTGAGGATTTTAATTTCCGGTAGGTCGGCATAGTCGGTGGTTTTCCACTCGACGATCACGCGGTCGATGCGGTTGAGCACACCGTCCGCCGCGTCAATTGTGAACTGCATTTTTGCGCCGTTGGTTTTTTCGGCGTCGTTCCACCAGACAACGCCATTTGCGTCGGAATCGGCGATCCAGCCGACACCGTCGGACACAGTGACCGCCATGGCGTTCTGCACGGCGGCAACAGCGGCATTGTTGTCCGCGGCGAACACGCCGGAGGTGCGGCCATGAAGCCAGCGCATCGCATGTTCCGCGCCGACATATTCGTCGCGGTTGTTCGGGAAAGATTTAATATTTGCCATTTAGTTTCTCCTCACTTAGTGCGTCAAGGATTGGGTCGCCGAGGATGATCTGCGTTTTCTCGCCGGTGCGGTCGAGGGTGTATTTTAAACCCGTGATACGAGCGGCGAAGGACACGCCGAAGCGGACGGAAATGCACAATACGACGTCGCCGAGATCATAGCGGATACCCAGCTCGGACGGGTCAATAACAACATCAAAACTTGACCGTTTGATGTATTTCCCCAGTTCCATGTTGCCGAAGGACTTTGCTGATTTGGCCGCGTCGTCTGCTGTGCCGTCAGATTCCTGCGATATCGAGCTGTCGAACCAACGCTCGAAGCGGTCGTCGCCAGAGGCGCTGCCAACGACAGCGACCGGCTCGGTTTCGTCGGTCAGCTTGTATTTCACATAAGCGACATTTTTAAACGTGCTCACGTCTTTACTGATGACAAGGTCGGAACATGTCCCTTGCTCTTCAACAAAGGCGACGCGGTGAATGCCGGTCGTGCGGTCGGTGCCTTTGATGACGCGGAAGGTGTGCGTCAGGGTATTTCCATCCCAGTCCATCCGGTGGCCGAGCTCGGCGGTGTCGAGAACGTCCATGATCTTATCGAGGAGCTGCCCGCCGTAAACGGTGTTGTCCTCGTCGTCCTCTGGCTGGAACTGCTCGGGCAGGCCCGCTGGCGTCGCCGTGTGGATGCGCGTCAGACCGCGGAGGTTGTCGTTGATGAGGCCGTAGACGCCCGTCTCGATGGTCGTGATGGCCGTCTTTGCCGCAACGACGCGCTTGTTTAATATCCAGTTTGACGTGTATCCGTTGACGGTGATGCGGTTCTGCACCGTGTCATGCTTGACGTTGACCAAAACGTAGGTCGTGCCTCTGGTGGTGTTGTACAATACCGACCCCTCGCGGAGGGCGGCGATGTTGTAATCGTCCACGGGGGCGACGATTTGTATTTTCCCAATAGCGTTGTAGTGCTCGGTGATCTGGATGGAGATGGCGTGCGTTAATTGGAACCGAGTGGAGAAATCGGGGGGATAGATTTCAAAACTCATACGCTTATCCCCACGATCTCCTGCGCAAAGTCAACGGCGACCTGCAGGCTGTCAAGGCCGCTGTCAGCGGTCGGCTTTAAAACATTGTCCCCGACGGAAAGCCGGTAGAGACTGGACGTTAACTCAAGCGCGCCGCGGCACTCGCCGTCCACGCTGGAGGTAACATACGTCCGGTCGTGCGTTATTTCGATCACGACACGCTCCCCGGCGGCGAGCGTTTTGTTGACGCGGATGAATTTCCCGGTTGCCGCGTCGAGGATCTGCGGATTGACGACCTCGTTGAGCGCGGTGAACGTCAGGGTATACGGCACGGGCACCTGTCCGCCGTTTTTGACGTTGATGAACTGTGTCCGGACGACCGTGCCGAAGCGGTACGGGCGGGACTGGTTCCACGGGAATTTAAAGCCGTATTCCACGCCGGAGAGCGTGGCGGCGGCGGATGCGTCCTGCTGCCAATAGGGATACGGCGCTGTAAGAGAAAATTGAAACGCGGCGAACACCGGGCGCGCCTCGATGGTCGGGGTAGCCGTCGGGCGTACTTCGAGGTAGTAGTCATCGGCGTAGAGCCGACCGTAGAGGTCAGGGCGAACGACGGAGAGGAGCGCGTCCTTGTTCTCCGCCTGAAATTCTCCGACGAGGATTCCGCTGATCGTCACGGGTCGTGACTGAACGTTGACGCTCTGGACGGTCGTGCCGGTCTGGTCGATGCCCTGCGCCTCGTTGAGCTTGCAGACGACGGTGTCGATGCCCGCGGGCTTGTTGATGAGAAACCCGCTTGCATACTCAAAGACGATCTCTCCGCCGTCTGAATTAACATAGCGAAAGGTTTTGGAAAGATTGCTCACATTGCCCACCTCGCCGTCTCAAAATACGCCGCCGTGGCCGCGGCAAGCTCCACAGGCGTCTGCGGGACGCTCTGGATGTTCTGCACGATTGTGATGCCCGCGGCGTTTTGCGTACCGCGCCGCCAGTCTTCCGCCTCGGCTTTTGTCAGAACAGATTCACCGCGGTGTAAAACCGCCGGATATCCGTCATACGGGACATAGTCAAGGCCACCGGCGGAGAAATGACCTCCGCTGCCGGTGTTCATTCCGTTTCTGGCAGAATTGGCAACTTCCGTACCGGCGGTGTAGGCTTCCCCTTTCTTGTCGCGCAGACCGGCGATAAAGCGGTCGACGGCCCGCTGCCCGGCGGAATAGAAAGTACCGCTGTCAGCAACGCGCGCAGAAATGGCGCTCACGGTGCGGTCGACAAGGTCTTGCCCGGCCTGTTCGCAGGTGACGTCCTTATCCATCCCCTCGGCGAGCTGCGCTGCCGGGTCAGCATCAATTTTCCCCGCGCCGACGGACTGCGCAAACGCCTCGATTGCCGCAGCGCCGCCCTCTTCGTACAGGGCGCGCAGCTCGGCGAGGCCGTCCTCGCTTCCGGCGTTGGCTTCGGCGAGCATGGCGACGACACCGGCGTACATCTCCGGACCGCCAGCGTTGAACATCTCCGCCAGCTCGGCGGGAAGCTCTCCGGCGATGGATGCCATGTTCGCGGAAAAGTCGTTCGTCGCGTCGATGTTGTGGCGCATGTTGTCGAGGGCGTCTTTGTACGACAGCTCGCTCTCCGTGTTGATGCGCGAGAACATGTTCGTCGCTGCGTCTGTATAGGTCTGTAGGCGCTCGGTAGCCTCCTCCATGGTGAGGTTGCTGTTGGCGAGCTCGACGGAAAAGCCGTTGGCGCTGATCGTCATCTTATCGACGGCGTCGGAGGTTGCGTTCGCGGTTTCTGCGGCGGACGCTTCCGCCGCTTCCATTTCTCCGAGCTGTTCCGTGCCGCGGCTGATTTTCCCGGTCAGGTCATCGACCTGATACGATAGGCGCCAGAACGTGTCCGCGTCCGTCGCCTCGCTCACACCCGCAAGCTCTGTTTTCAGGCGGGCAAGCTCGTCGTTCCACGCCTCAAGCTGCGCCCTTGCATCCTCAACGCTTTCTGTAGGGAGGGGGTTTCTAAACTCGTCTGCCGCTTCGGCCCAGCTCTCGGCAACGTCGGCAAAGCCGCTTGTGAGCTTTTCTACCCAGCCGAGCACTTTTGCGATGGACGGTGTCAAAATGCCGCTGAATGCGGTTTTCAAACGCGAAATCTGTTCGCCGACACCGGCCTGCGCCTCTTCGAGTTCAAGCTGCGCGTCGCGGGCGTTCATGACGGCGGAATTGTTGCGATGCATTGCAGCGGCGGCATCGTCATACGCGGCGGAGAGGGTGTCGGTGATGAGGGCGGTTCGCTCCGCCGTATCGGCGCAGGAGGCGAGGCGGATGTTGAAATCGTCCTCGGAAATGCCGACCCAGTTGAGCGCGTCGGCCAAAACACCAGTGACCTGACCGACCTTGGCGGTTTCGTTTGACGCCTCAATAAGGCCCTCGATGGGGAGGGAATCGCCGAAAGTCCCGTAGACACCGGCGGCGATCTCCGTCCAGCGCGCCTGTTCCTTTGTGCTCGAGGTAAGCCGGGCCAGGAGCTGCGAGGCCTCGACCGCCGTATCGGTGTCTCCAAGGAGCTTGTAGAACTCGCGGAACGTTTTTCGCGCGCTGGTGGTGGAGTAGCCCATGGTCTCGAACGCAGTGTCGAGCTTGCCCATGGATACGCGGAACTCCTCCGTGGATTCGTCCATGTTCCAAACGGCTTCCGCAAAACTTTTGATCGTGGAAACCGCGAACTCAATGGCAGCGGCGAGGAGATGGCCTTTTGTTACTGCGCCTGTGATGGTTTTGCCGAGGCCAGCCAGAGCGCCGTCCGCTCCGCCGCTCGTTTCTCCTACGTTTTTCAGGCCGTCTGCGGCATCTTCGATTGGTGGGGACGCTTTGTCGGCCTCTTTTCCAACATCGCGCAGGGAGCGTTCTGCGTCGTTTAACGCGGTCTCGGCCTGGTTTGTTTCGGTGGTTGTCTCCTCAACGGATCTCGTGAACTTATCAACGGCCTTTTCCGCCTTTTGGGTGTCGCCGGGGATGTCCTCGGCAGCGCCGCCGAGCTTGTCAAACGATTTCGATGCGTCGGTGACTTGCTTGTCAAAATCGGATGTGTCAAGGGTGAGTTTGGCAAAAAGGTCAAATACATTCATTCTTCATCGCCTCCAAATGCGGCGCGGAAGCGCGCGATGATCTCCTCCGGCTCCTCGATTTTTCGCGGACGGAGGACGTCAATGAAGCGCCGGTTGAGCATCTGGTCGCGGCGGACGAGGGCATAGAGCGCGTCGGTGACGTAGATTCTGTACGCCTCTTCTTCCGCGCGTCGGTGCTCCCTGACGGCGACATACCGGACAATGCTGCTTACTCGTTGGTCTCCGGCGTATTCTCCGGCGCAGAGCCAGCACGATCCGCGCCAACCTGCGCCGCCGTAAAAAAAGACTTCCAGACTTCATCGCCGGTTAGCTCCGCCCAGTCCTGCAGGGCTTTGACGTAGGTGAGTTCGGCGGCGTACTTTTCGGGCGTTGTGCCGTAGCACACGGCCATGATGCGGCAGAAGTCGTCCTCGTGGCGGGAGAGGATCTTGTAAACGAGGGAGACGATGTAAGAGCGCGAGGAGCGCTCGTCCGGCTTTTTCTCCTGCCGGTACATCTCCCGCGTGTCCTCGTCCTCAACGAGATTGCAGAGCGGATCGATGAGGGCGGCAAAGGCGCTCAACGCGCCCTTGCCTTTGATTTCAGACGGGAGCGTCATCTTTTTCACGCCTCTTCCGTCCCTTCCTTGAGATATACCTCGAACGGCACGACCGTCTGCGCGCTCATGCTGACATGGCCGGTGAACTCGAACGAGAACTGCGCCTTGCCCTTGTCGGTGCTCTGCATGGAGAAGCCGCCGGTAGACAGGGCGTTGATGATCTTGATGGCGCAGTAACCGCCGTTGGCCTCGCCGTTCTTGTCGGAATAGTCGCAGACGAGCCAGAGGTCTTTGAAGTCCGCGGACGCGACATCCACGCGCGGGGTGATCTTGGTCGTGTCGGTCGTTCCGACATCGCCCGCGCCCATGAGCAGGGCGATGAGGGCCGTGTTCGTGGTGATGAAGGTACCCGTGAGCTTAACTTCCCACGAATCGAGCTTTTTGAGCTCCTTCATGTTTTTCGGGCAGTTGTCGATGTCCTCGCCGAAGTCGGTGAAGGAGGGCGTCGCAGTAAAGTTGATCCCGCCGGTGGTCGCGCCGAGGATGTTCGTGTCCTCAATGGCAGGCGTTGCCGGGGTAAAAGCGCTAAGGAGAACGCCCGCGTTGAGAACGATATTTTTGAAAGTATCTTCGGGAATTTTTCTGAATTTCATTTTCTCACCTCAATTTTGGGTTAAAAAATCGACCGTCATGTTGATGTAACGGCCTTTGATTTTGTTGTCTGCCGCGTCGGTCTGCGGCTGGGAAAAGGGCGTTCCGCGCTGTATGAGGAGTGCGCCGCCGTCGCAGGGGACGTACACGCCGCCCAAACCGATGGCGTTGGAGATTTCCTGCGTTTTCTCAACGATGGGGCGGTAGGAATCGCCGTAATACCATAGGTTAACAACCAGAGGCATGGAGCCGTCGTCGAACGCGCCGAGCACCTGTTCATAGACAAGGTACGGGAACGCCGCGCCGGTCTCGGCCTCGTTGGGGTAGGCCGTTAGGCCAAACGACGACATGAACGAATGGAGTGCTTCGGCCTTGGTCATGGCAGCGCCGCCAATCTGCGGACGTTGTACCGCTCGAACTGGAACGTCGATACCGTCGGCGTTTTGGGCAGTTTTGAAACAATGAGGTAGTAGCTTCCGTCCGTCTTGATGATGTCCTGCTCGTCGAGGTTGGTGTTGAGCGGCGTGACGATGGTGTCGGTATAGGTCACGTCGGCCTGCTGCGCGGCAATGCGCTCTGTTGGCGTCAGGCCGGAGAACGCGATCTTGATCTCCGCACCATCTTTCCATGCGTTGACGTATCCGCCGACCCCGTCCGGCACTTTCGTTTTGTTCATCACGACGGCGGGCGCATAAAAAGTCTCGTATAGGCTCATATCTTCCTCCATCGGTTCAGGCGGGAGGCGAAAGCGCCTTGCCATGAGGCGGAATCGCTTCCCGTTCCCTTGCTGTAGGAATAGCCGCCGAAGCTCTCGCTCTGGTATGGGCTTGCGAGAACATCGGCGTTTTTGGCTTTCCATTCCTCGATCTCGACGGCGATAGCTTCCAGCGCGGGCGGGATCGCCATAGCCCAGACCGCGCCGTCAAACGTTTCGTCCGCGGGGAGCTTATCCCCGCAGCGATACACCCCGTCGCAAAAGACGCTGCCGACGACGCGAAAAAACTGTCCGGCGGCGAGAAACGGCAGCGTGATCTCGCCGTCATTCACGGTGTACTCGCCAGGAACAATGTCCACGGCGAAATAGTTGTGCAGCGAGGCACAAATCTCGTCGATCATTGCACCGCTGCACTTGGTATTCTCATTCACGCTGCCGCCCTCCTATCAGGACACGGAGGCGAGGAGCTTGGCGATCTTCGTGCCGTCCGTGACCTTCGCGCCGTAGACGTGCAGGCCCTTGACCGCGTCGGCAAAACGGCTCTCCATGCGGTACGCCTCGGTCTTGATGATCTGCTCAGCGTAGGTGGTGGCGTCGGTGATCTGCGCGGTGATCTCGAAATAGGGCGTCTTGCCGGTGTCCGTGCCGGTGCCGGTCTTGACGTTGTTGGACATGTAAACGTCGAAACCGGCGATGCGGCCAACGAGGCCGTTAATGAGGGCTTCCTGTCCGGCGGTCGCGGTGCTCTTGGCGAAACGGTCGTCGAGCAGGAGGAGGGAGTGGACGTCCGGTGGAACGACGATGGTGCGGCCCGTGTTGGGAACGTTCGCCTTGTCGAGCTTCGTCTTGAGCTTCACGATGTTTTCATAGACGTTGGAGGCGGTGAGGGCAATGGGGGCGGCGGCAGAGCCGATGGTGTTTCCGGCAGCGGCACCGGCAGCGATCACGCCGAGAAGGTAGGCGTCGGAAACGTCGGCGAGGGCGTAGGCGGCGCGGCCCATCGCGGTATCGACCAGCTCGCCCGCAGCCTGCACCTTGTCCACGTCGTCGACCTGGAAGTTGAAGTACTTGGCCTGGTCAATAACGAGGGTCTGATCGGTCGTGGTCAGGGTTTCGGGAGCGTCGATGTCGGTATTTTTGGTATAGCTCTTCACGGTGATCGCGCCGATGGTGTTGATGTGGACGGTGTCGCCGTGGTTGCTGATCTCGCCCTCATAGTTGCGGTTGACGAGGTTGGTGGCGACGTGCGCCTTTTCGAGCGCATAGAGAAGTCGGGCGTTCCAAAGCTCGGGAATAAAAGTGGTTACAGCCATTGTGAATTAGTCTCCTTTCCGGTTGAGGGACGCCTTTACCGCGTCCCAATTCTTGTTAATTTCGGCGGCGGACATTTTCTTGATCTCGTCCGCCGTGTAGCGGGTGACAGGGTTGTTGTTCGGCGGGGTGGCGGTGTTCGCGCCCTGCGTCTGCGTCGTGGACACGAGCGGTTTAAATGCGCCAGCGATAAGCGCGTCGAGGGACGCGGCGTCTTTGATCTTGTCTCCGTCCATTTCGAGCGCGGCCATTTCCTCGCCGCAGCCGCGCATGGCGAGGTCGAGGTTCCCGCCGGTGATGTTCTTACTTTCAAAGTAGGCGCGGACGGCCTTTTCCTTTGCCGCCTTGCTTTCCTTTGCGGTGACGTCGGCCTTGTACGCCTCGAAATCGGAGTGCTCCTTTTCGTATTTCGATTTGTAGCCGTCGTCGCCTTTGGCTTTGAGCGCGTCAAGCTCGGCCTGTACGGCTGGGAGCTTTTCCGCGTCCACCTTAAACGCATCGCGCTGTTCCTTTAGCGCGTCGGTGGTTTCGACGTGCATTTCGACGATGGAATCGACCTGCTCGTCGGTGAGCCCCATTGCCTTGAGGGCCTTTCTTGTGAGTGCCATGATGATTTACTCCTTTTCATTCTTTCGCGGCGGTGCATCGCCGCAGAGTAGTAAAAAAGCCGCTTAAAAAGCGGCAGTAAAAAAATCAGCCTACGGCGGTACATCGCTGTAAACTGATTCTTTTATTCAATTATTTGCGGAGATATTCTTTTATGATCTCCTTATAGTCTTCAAGGCTGCGCTCGACCGCGTTTTTCAGAAAGCGCCGGGGCTTTTGCGGATAGCCCATACGAAATTGTCCGGTTGCCGGATCGCGGTATACCCAACGCTCTTTAGGCGTTCCGCCGCCGATGGCGTATTTGCCGGTTCCCTCGTGGACGTATACGGCGTAATTGACGTTCGTTCCGACCTCGACGGAATCGCCGTCCACCTGATGGGTGATGCTTGAGCGCAAGCGTCCGGTATCGACAGCGCCGACGTCGGTGATCTCGTCCTTTACATCGCCCTCCGCCTGTATGCCGACGGCTTCCAATGCCCGTAGCTTCTGCTCGGCGGTGGCTTTGAGAACATCGGCAACATTGTCATAGAGCTTGTAAACAAACGGCATTGTCAACCAACCCCGATGCTTTTCAGGTATTCCTCGTATTCCGGCGGAATACCGATGTCGTAGTTCTTGTAATAATGCAAAAATTCATATGGAAAAACGAAATCGCCATCCCAGAAAGCGCCTGCGTGGAGCTTCTCGCCTGTAAAAATATCGTAGGACGGCAAAGTGGTCAGTCCGGGATCAAGGGTCTCAATGTGCGCGATTATCTTGTCCTTACCGATGCTGTTTTTAAAATGCCTGTATGTTTCAAATTCTTCATTGCTTCGCTCATACGGCAAGCCTTTGAAATAACCGAACGCTATCACTTTCTGCGCCCCCTTTGGTTTGGATGGTAGTCAATAAACTTTCCATCCCTCAATTCGCCGATGTAGATTACGCCGTGTTTGCTTATGTACAGTGTATCGCTTGGAGCTTTTACCGTAACGCCGAGCGCGTTTGCCAATTCCTCGGCGAAGCAATATTCCTCTCCGATTTGCTTTCCTGTGCTGCACGACAGCAGCCGGATATTTTGCCCGTTCCAGCCATCCATGTGGCGGATGACCGACGCGAGCAAACGCGGGGACATATTCGTTTCGAGTGTCCCATATCCTACGGCAGTAGATGAGCCATGCATCGCTACGTCAAAGAACGTTTTTAACGGCTTTACAGCTTTGATATTTACTGCGAGCGGGTCGTCTTTGGGGAAAGCGGCAAAGCCATTTTCTAAGCGTATTATACCGCCGGATACTATTTTATTCAAGTCATCTCTGGCGTCTGCACCGAAGAATTTCAGCGCCTCCGCGTCCTCCGCGGCGTTTGCTGCTGCCGCCTCATCGTCGAGCCGCTTGAGCCAATCATTGTATGTTTCTCTCTTTCGCCCGTGGCCTTTGATGACACCGCGCACAGCACAGCGGCAGTTATATATATTCCAACCGGACGCGCCGTGCGATCTGTCGCCGGGGAACATGAGCTTTTCGCCGCCGACGGTAAAGGCCTCGTTAACGCCGACGCGCTGACCGTCGGCCGTGCCGTGCCATTCTCGCGTGCGATGATCCTTTGTGGCGATCCACTCGCGCTGCATTTCGATTCCCATTTCTGCGGCCTTTTCATACGTCGCCTGTCGGCCTCCGTTTTCGGCGGCAGTGACGGCGGTACGCGCGGCGCGGATGGCGCTCTCGATGCTCATGTCAACAATGCGGCGGCGCAGGTCGGCTGCAATACCGCGGCTGCTTCGCCCCATCAAAATGCCGGACGTGACAGCGTTGGTGATCTGCTTTTTCCCGAATGCGAGGTCGATGCCGCGGCGGACGGCTTTCTCTTTCGGATAATGCGGCATTAAATCCGGCTGCTCAACGATCAGGCGGCGGACGGTCTGCTCATCGTAGAGGGTGAAATTGCCGCCAGCGTCGGATACCTCATACGCGGCATAGTTGCGGTTGAGCGTGTATATCCCCGGCGTGGCGTCGTTGACGTACGAGATGGCGACCTCGTTTGCGTTGGTGAGGCGTTCGGCGAGCTTGTCCCGCAGGGCTTCAAAGCGCTCGCCGCGGCCCATCTGGGCGAGCCGCCATTGTTTATAGTCCTCCTCCGTCCATTCGCGTCCGTTTACGACCGTTCCGATGAGCTTCTGCATTTCCTCATCGCGGAGGCGGAAGTTGGCGAAATACTCGTCAATGATCTGCCGGATGTTTTTTGCCGCGCCGCCGTACATCTCCCGGATGCGCTTTTCGAGCGCCTCCAGCTCAGCATCCGTCAGGCGGCGTCCCTCGTCGCGCTTCATTCATCCAGACCGAGGCGGCCGACCGCCGCATTGTCCCGGCGCTGCATGAGATCGTCGAACTGGTCGGCGTCGCCGTTGATGGTGAGCAGCTTTTTGATGATGTATTCGTCGTCGTAGAACTGCGCGGCAAGGATGAGGCTCTGCGTCTCCTCCTGCCGGTTGATGATCTGGCTGCGCGTGTAGGTCGGCTTGTCGTCGATGCCGAGCAGGGAGAGGATGCCGACAATAAAGCGCGTGACCTGCGCCTCGAACATGTCGGTCTTGAGATCAAGCGGAACATACGCGGCCTTGATGGCTGTCGCCGTCTGGTTTCCGGCGGATACGGCGGCGCTGTCGAAGCACTGGAAGTCCTCGAAGAGCTTCTTCTTCAGCATGTCGATTGTCGTGTTTGTTCCGGCATACGGCGCTTCGAGGGTGTGCGCCTCGGCCTTTGCGCCCTCATCGCCGTCCGCGTGGGCAACGTGCGTGGTTTTCAAACGTTCAACAAACCGGGCGTCGTCGAGGTCGCCCATGCCGCCGCAGTTTGTGAGCACCCAATAGATAAGGTTGCCCTCATCTACGTTGTTCACCATGTTCGATGCGGCGAGGTCGAGTGCGTCGATGGTGTTGCGCTTGCCGACGATCTCGGACAAACCCCGTTCGTTGTTAAACAGCGGCACGATGGGGAAATTGGGATAGTTTTCGCCGTTTAGTATCTCCGTACCGCCGACCTCGGACGTTCGCACGACCTGTTTGTAGGCGCGCTTGTCCTGCATGATGGTCATCGGCTCGCCGTCGCTTTGGATAAATTCGGTGAAGCCGTCCAGCTCGTAGAGCGTGACGCGGCGCGGCTTTTCCGGCGCGAGCTGCCAGAAGCGGATACCGGCGGAGAGCGCGCCAGTCTCCTCATCATAGAGCGGCACAAACTCCGTCAGGCGGAACACTCTAAGATGCTCCAGATCCCAGAAGCCGAACGAAATGCCGCCGATCTGCGCATACTTCGCGGCGGTCATAACCTCCTGGTCGAAATCGGCGCATAGCTTGTCCGCCGTTTTCTTGTCGGCGAATGTGACGCCGTTGCCGAGCAGATAGGCCACCTGTTGGTTCACGTCGAAGCGAAAGAAAGAAGAGGCCAGCTTGTGGTTGGCGGTGAACATGTCGCGGTGCGCTTTCCCCTGCAAATCGTAGAGGATCTTTTCATAGTTGCTGATGGTCGGGTTTTCGCCGTTGTAGTACAATTCGGCGTCCGCCGCCGTTCGATACGCCTTGCTGCCGGTGTGCTCGCTGATGGCGTTGTTGATGAACGTCGTCCTCACATCGAGCGATCCTCCCACGGCGAGTAAGTCCTGATAGGTGTACATATTTCCTCCTTACATCCACAGCGGGACGTATTCCGTGTCCTTTTTATTCCACAATTTCCTCACGATGGACGCAGCGCTGTCCGGCGCGTCGTCGTGCTCGGCGTTCTCGGTGTAGTCGCAGATCTGATTGATGTACTCCTGATCCGTACCGGCGACGAAAACCACGTTTTTCCACTCGCTTTTCAAATAGCTCGTGATCTTGACAAATTTGTTTGTCTTTTCGTGGTAGGTGTCGGCACGCTCGCCCTTGTCTCGGAGCGCCTTGGCAAGGTAGCCTTTATCCGCGTTTCGCTCGCAGTAGATGATCCCGGCGTTGAACGCCTTTCGGAGGCGGATGATCTCCGGTAAACAGTCGTCAACGTGCTTCTGCCAGAGCCGCCCGTAAATATAATATTTGCCGCCGGACTTCTTGCAGACGGTAAACGCTGTTCCGTCCTCGCCGCCGTAGGAGGCGTCGATGTGACAGATGCCCTGCTCGGCGAGAGCCGGGTCTGCGCCCGTTTGGGGCGAGGTGAAAATAACATCATCGGACGCGATATGCCGAAGCTCATAGTTTGCGGCAAAAAGGGAGGCGGTCATCGCCTCCCGGATGATCTGCAGCTGCTCTTTGGAAATAAGGCCGGTTGAGTAGCAATCGTGCCGCTCGATGTTTGGCATGAGAGAAAAGCAGTCCTCTTTGTGCCACGGCGTACCGGTGTTGAAAATGCGCCCGCCGCGGTTGCGGATGTTCTGCAGCTCCTGATAGACGATCTTCGTGCGGTCGCGCTCGGCTTTGCTCGTGCGATCCTGCACGTTGACAATGTCGTCCGTGAAGATGCGGTCAAAGTGCTTGCCGGTGATGCTGCCGTTTATGCCCATCGCCACGAGCTGCGATGTGCCTTTGCTGTCGCCGGGCAAATTGGACGATAGCTCCGACGCCGTCTGCGTGATGAGAACCATATCCTTCCCGTGGATTAGCCGCGCCGCCTCCTGCATGGGCGGAGATAGCAAAATGTTCCGCACCTGGCGGATGACCTCTTTTACATCCGCGTCCGTCTTGCGGAGGAAAAGCGTCTTTTTATTCGGCAGCAAAACGAAAATGCACGCGAGGGCGATGGAAACGCACGTCGTCTTATATGAGCCGCGGTGCGCCTGCAATGTCTTGTCCTGCGTGCCGCGAATCATTTCTATGATCCACCGGTTATGCAGCGCGGTTAATTTGTCGAAGCCGACGGCATAGCCGATCTTTACCGGCTCATTCAGTAGAATTGCTATCGCCGCTTCCCGCGTCAAAGCCGATCACCATCGTTTCCAATTCGTCCAGGGACAGCCCCTCGGTGTTGGTTACGTTAACGTCTACGTTGTCGCGCTGGCCGAGGTACTGTTTGCCGAGAAAGATCGCCATCGTGGCGTTCTTTTCGGCTAAACGCCACTGCATTCTGCGGAGCGATATTTTCCCACGCCCGCGCTTTTGCTCGAAAACCTTGGAAAAAGTATCTCCATAAACTCTTTTGCACCAGCTCTCGAGGGTTTTTTCCGAAACCTCGAAAGCGTCGCATATTTCGTATATCGTGCATTGCAGACCGCAGAGGCTTTCAAACTGTTTTTGATCGATTTCCTTTCTCGGCCTTCCTGTCTTTGCCATAATCGCCTCCCTTTCTTCGCTGGCGCTGAATGAATTTCTGCATGTCCCGTTTTAGATACGGGCTGTTCGTTTTCGCTATGATTGCTTTTGCTTCTTCAACCGTCATGAAGCAGCACCGCCTTTTCTCCGGTAAAGTTTTCCCATCTCTTGATGATGACATCGACATATCGAGGGTCAATCTCCATGCAAAAGGCGTTTCTGCCGTTTTGTTCGCACGCTATGATCGTCGTGCCGGAACCTGCGAAAAGATCAAGGACAGCGTCGCCGCCTTTTGTGTTGTTCTGGATTTGGTAGTCAAACAGACCGACGGGCTTCATCGTCGGGTGTTCTTTGTTTTTCGTCGGGCGGTCAAACTCAAGAACCGTTGTCTGCTTTCGGTCAGATGCCCATAGATGACCTGCGCCGCCTTTCCATCCATACAAGCAAGGCTCGTGTTTCCATTGATAGTCCTGCCGCCCCATTACCATAGAGTTCTTGACCCATATAAGGACTTGCCGAACTTCCCATCCGACCATTTGGCACGCCATTCTAAAGACATGGGCTTTTGAATCGGCGTGCCAAATGTAAAATACCGCTCCCGGTTTCATTACGCCGTCAGCCGCGTTAAACGCATCAGAAAGGAACGATACAAACTCGTCATCTGAACGATTGTCGTTCTCGATTTTCAGAGCATCTTTTGTTTTTCCGGTGTAATCGACACCATACGGAGGATCGGTAAGAAAGAGGTCAATTTGCACCCCCCCGGTAAGCGTTTGTACGTCATCCGCGGACGTGCTGTCTCCGCACATCAAACGATGCCGACCAAGCTGCCAAACATCACCGCGTTTTGCTGTCGGCGGATCATCCGACACTTCCGGGGCTTCATCCTCGACAATCTCTGCCGAATCGTCCTCCGTCAACCCCCAATCAAAATCAAACGCGGACAGGTCGATCTCCGGCAGCTCCATCGACAGAAGATCCGTGTCCCAATCGCTCTCGTTGGTCTTATTGTCCACGAGGCGCAGGGCGTTTACCTGTTCCGGCGTTAGATCGTCTACACAGACGCACGGAACGGCTTCCATTCCCAACTTCTTCGCCGCCAGAACGCGGCAATGGCCGATGACGATCACGCCGTCGCGGTCGATTACTACCGGCTGGACAAATCCGTATTGCCGGATGCTCTCCGCAACGTTGTCGATCTGCCGCTTATCGTGCTTCTTTGCGTTTCGCGCATACGGCACGATTTCCCCGATGGGAATATTTTTTACATCCATAACCTTCTCCATCTCCGTCGCCCCCTCCGCTGCGTACGGCTTTCCCGCCTTTCGGCTTCGCCCAAAACAAAAAGCCACGCGTTGGCGCTCGGTGATCGTCCGGCGTCTCTGCGTGGCTTTGGATGTTACTATTATACCACGGATTTTTGAAAAGTTACTGTCTCGAAACTTCCATCAGATTGCCGCGGAGCTGTACCGGGCGGCGCAATAGTTTTCCAGCGCCCGCATTGCTCGCTTCCATACCGTCGCTTCCTCGGCTATGGCAAGCTCTTGGCACAGCCGTTCCGCGCCTCTCTTCTGTCTGTCGATGTACAGCACTTCAAGGATTCGCCGTTCCTCGTCTGTCAGCGTGGCAAGGGCTTTCTTCGTCAGCCGCACCTCCGATTCTGCAAAGCGGAGATTGTCGGAGAGAAGATCAATCAAGCAGATGCTGTTGTTCATACGTTCCTCGTACGATGTGCCGCCGCCATGCACCGGGGCCGTTCCCGTGGATGCGCTTTTAATGGATGTCATGCGGTCGCGCTCCATGTCGATCTCCTCCGGTATGGACAAGATCGCCGCCTCGTTCTTTCGGAGGTTGAAGAGGTCAGCCTTGCATTTCATTTTCCAAAGTTCGTTCACTTTCTCACCTCGTCATTCAATGTTAAACACGCTATGCCGCGTTTTCGGATTTTACGCGCATCTTTTCATGCCTCCCACGAAACGCTTAACTTTGCCATGCTCACGGATCCGAGGACGGAGTAAACGAGGTTCAGCGCTTCTGTGGTCGTGGTGTTCTCGAAACAGAGGCTTCCACTCTTGGGAGCGCCCCCCCCTATTCTGTACCGGCAGAGCGTCAAGGGCTTTGACCTCCTCCGGCGGTTCTTCGTCTTCCAGCTCGGACGGTTTTGTTTCCGTCGGCGCTTCTACGGGATCGGCTTTTGGCTCTTCGGCGCAAAAGGCACGGAATCCGCCGTTGTTGGTGTTCGCCCATCCTCCACGGTGCGGAAACTTGATGCCGAGCTTCTTAGTCTCCAAGCCCACCGTCTGAACAGAAACGCCGAACATGGCGGCAAGATCTTTTTGCTGCACGTCGAAGCGCTTCTGTAGATTCTCTATGTACTCCCGGCGCACATCGTCCGGGAGTAACTTAAATTCTTTCCACCGCATGGGTCGATTGAGAGCGTATGTTTTTATTTCGCCGTTCATGGCTTCACGTTCCTTTCTTGTTAGATAGTCGGACGGGAAGATGACTTTCCCGCCCTTTCCGGCATGGGTGCGCTTATTATGTATGCCTCGCGCCGTTCGCTTCTTCTCTGCGCAGTCAGTAATGAAAACGTACTTTTCATCGTTCACGGTTAAAACTCTCCATAACGTTCGATTTGATATATCTCACCGTCTATGGTGTATATCGTTAAAGTCTCGCATATTGCCGGAGGAGGCGACGCAGGAACGAAAACCGTACCGTACCTTATCCCGCAATACTCACACACGCTCCCGGTGATCGGAGCTCCACAGTTCAGGCAGTTTGTCAAACCTCCCACCCGAACTCGTCCTTTATGGCGTCTTTGACTTCCCAGATGTTGAGGTTATGGCTGTTCACGCTCTCGCGGATGTTGCGCACCTCGTCAGACATGCGGTTCACGTCCTCCTGCGATGGATGGAAGCAGGACATCCATGCCCAAACGAAGATCGTCATGGCGATGGATACGGCCTTGTGCATGGAGACGTCTCTCGGCTTGCGTTTGGATTTACTGCTCATCGTCTCTCCTTTTTCCCCATGAGCAAAAATCGATTTTACTTACTTCCCCGAACGCCGTTATTACGCGCGGGTGGAAGCAGGTAAGTGGCTCGCCTTTGCCGCAATACTTACAATCCGCGCACCAGACAATCCCGGCATACTGTTCATCAAGTCCCGCCAATCGACCATCTGAAAACCCATTGTCGTATTGCTTGCGGTCATACCGCAAGGCGCGAATAAGCTCGTCTTTGTCCACATTAATGTCGATATGTTTTAATAAATCAACGACGCCATCCTCAAGTTTTGCCTGAATTTCGGCGGTTAAAAGCTCTATCGGCGACTTATACATCGTTTTTCCTTTCTCCGATTTTGTTATCGTCAACAAAATCGGTTCTCTTTTCTCCGCCCCAGCAAAACCAGTCTGCGCAAACCGCCGCCGCGTGATAATCGCATACGCATTCGCAGTAATGTAAGCAGTCCTTGCAATGCACAACAGGCTCACGGTTTTCGAGTTCGACCTTTACCGCTTCCCACGCAAGGACAATCGGCATATGTTCCCGGTCTACCGTGTTGTGCGTGTGCGGCGGGATAACATCGTCAAGCGTTTTTATTGCATTTTCAAGCGTCATCGTTTTCTTTCCTTTCTCCGTAGCTGCAAAAGTCATCCGGGCCGACAATTCCCATTCGTGCAGCTCCGCATTCTCCGTAACAGTCACTGAACATGACGTGTTTGCAGTCCTTGCAATGTACGACCGGCTCATACCCGAGCTGCACCGCCATGCGCTTAAACTGGCTTCGGGTGGGGCGGTCAACCGTTGGCTCTCCGTTAACTAACTTGCGGAACGCTTCTTTAAACCCGTCCGAAAGAATCGTAGCGCTGCAAACGACCTGTATCAAATGGTCAGCATCAATCAGTCGCAGGGTCTTTTCCTCCTTCGTATTTGGCGATCAGCATATTGAGATTGCGCAGTCCTCGCATTGTGACAGCATCGGCTTCGTAGAGAGCGTCGCGCAAGGCGAGGATTTTGGACGCGGGAACAGCGGCAACGGTGGGTGCATCCTCTATCAGTTTTCGGGCTTTCCCCGGCTCTCCTTCGTGCTGTCGGTCGTATTCAGCAAGCAGCGCGTCGGCATCAATTAGTCTTGCCACTCGCTACACCCCCCCATTCAACCGCCACACACAGCGATGGCATTTGCCGTAGCATGGTTTATGCATCGCTGTCACCGCCTTTATACTTCGGCATGTCCGCCCATGCTTTCACACCGTCCCAATCACCGCGTGTTTCAAGCTCGAACAGGCTGTCGTACTCATCGTAGTCGATCACGCACACGTCCTGCGAGACGCCCCAGCTTGTGGCGACAAGGATTTCCTGCCTGTCCTTCGGCATTTCGCAGGAAAACATATATTCCGGGATTTCATAGTAAGCGTATCCGAGCTCGGCGTACTCGGCTCTTTCTTCCTCTGTCAACGGGCGCGTCGTGATCTCGTGCCAGATGATTTTTTCTTCAAACATCAGTTTCTACCTCGCTTTCGAGCCATTTTCTTCACCGTCCCACGTTCTGTCTCTTTTCCACCGTCTGCACCAGTGTTCAAAGCACTGCAAATAGCCAATGTGACGATCGTCTATTGCACACTTGCACCGGATTCCGTCCTTTGTTGGATATCTGATGCAGTTGCCGCAGTTACCGCACACACGTTTCCGCTCCTTGTTCATTCCGTGTCATCCTTTCTCTGAAAGCAATTCAGCAGCGGGTCTATCGGATCGCAGAAGCAGCAGGGCTTTCCGTCCGCAGCGCTCGGTGGGTAGTGGATGCAGGATTCACAGTCGTTCATACGAATGCACCCTCTTCCCAATCGTTTGGTATAATGGCATGAACTTTCATAGCGCACTCAAATTGAAGCTCTTTGAACGTGAATACGTTTTCTCTTATGAGCAAACCAACCGCAGCGATAAGACGACCTTCTTCGGTTATCTCGTTCCTTGTGCCAAAATTTACATAGTCCCGAAGAAACCTGTAAATTCTCCGGTTCCTTTCCTCGTTCATTCCGCACCGTCCATTCTCGGCAGGGATGATGTCAGCATCCAATGCGTTACTTCGCAGCAAATCTTAGACGGCAATTCCCAGCGTTTTGTTTTGCTATGATACCACGCCATAAAGACCGCGTTAAACGGTTCGCATCCGGCAATAACGGGGTTTTCGTCCGGTTCCGGCAGCCTGTCCTTGACGTTGATCCATTGCGGGGCAGATACGGCGGCGGGGATTGAAAGCAGTCTGCTGACATCCTTTGAAGTGTGACCGTCCCACGGCTTTCCTTTGTCCAATTCCTTGCACTGAAACAGATCCCAGTCGTTTAGTTCATAGTGGTATGTATAACACCCTTCATCGGTGTCAAAACCCATGATGAACCATCCCCCGCCGAAAGGAACGCTGCCGTCCTCATGCCGCTTGCTTTTCCATGCATGCGGATTGTTTTTAGCAAGAGCGGCAGACAGAATAAGCCTTTGCTCATACAAGTCTGCGAAGGTGTGGTATCCATCTGATATTTTTTCAACATCAACGGCGGGAAGCGCCATGATGGTCTGTACGTTTTTTGCGCTGCACCCGTCCTGCATCAATCGCATAACCGCCGTTTCGCGTTCTAAGTATTCAGCCATTGTCAATCCTCCTATTCCATGCTTCGATAACGTCACATTCTTTTGTTTCTCGCGTTCTAATGCCGCACTGCGTGCATCGAATCATTCCATTATCGCCAAAGATTTCTTTCCCGTTTTCGTCGAGAGACATCCAACCGTAGAATGATTTAATAAATTCCGGTCTGCCTCCGCAGAACGGGCAAGGTTTAAGCTCCTCCATTGTCAGCCCTCCTGTTCCACGCTCTTATGGCTCTAAACTCGAACATTTTTGTCTTGCCGCGCCGATGACATCGGAGGCACTCAATGTAAAACTTTCTGTTTCCATCGGCGCGATACAGTGCCAGCGTTGTCCCACCACAGGTTGGGCACGGGATAAGTTTCATCATTTCCGTTCCTCCCAATCAATCGCCTGTCCGCAATCGGGGCAGAAGCGGGTTTTTCTCCCAGCGCAGAGCTCCCCGTTAATTTCGGACACAAATCTCGTTCCACAAGCCACGCAGCAAAAAGGATTCGTTTTGCTGCTTCGCAGGTCATGCCGCGTCCTCCCATACTGGCCGGCTTTTCTTCCATTTGCGCCAGCGGATAAAGCGCCACCGGGGCGGCTCGCTGTCCAGCCACTTGTTGA